CGGTATAAACCATACAAACTTGCTTTTAATCTATTGAGTACATCGGGCTTAACTTTCGTTATTTCTACCCCGAATGTCCTACTAATAGACAAGCTGTGTATCGCTTCTACCGCTTTTTTATATATCTTATGTTTGTACACTGCGTCTACAACTACTTTACAAACCTGTGTAGCATAGTCCCATGCTCCTGGCATAGGTGTATCAAGATCTTGTTTCTGCTTGTCGGATATATCACGTCTTGAATACTCTTTCTGTTTGATCTCATGTTGTAAACTCTCAGTCGTAATATCTAGGGACAGGCCACCCATGGACACGTGAGTCCGTTCTATAATATCTAAGTCTTCCAAGCTTATGTTCCATTTATAACATAGATACTCATACTGTACCTTTTTAATGTCTGCAGCTACGTCGTTCAGCATACCCCGTTGTTGTGCCTCGGCTATACGCGTCACAATCGCCTGTTGCAATGGCAACACCTTGTTAGGCACTGCCATTTCTGTCGGCCCGTGCACCAAAGTAGCTATGGCTCTGCTTAAATACTGTCCACCACTACCGTCATAATGATCGACTCGTAAGAATTCTGCAATAGAACCTAAAAAGCATTTAGACATTTGAAATCTAACGTTGTGTAATTCTGCTCCTGCTACCAGAGCTTGCACTTGTTGTAGACTGTCAACAGCCGCTAAAACATCATCACCATTATGAGTGGCCACTAAGTCCCTGCCTTTAGTCAGCAACCTTATATATATATAGTTAAGTACCGTGTTCATGAAGGTTGTCAGTCTCCAGCCTGATAGTAACGTGCCAGTCGTTTTGTAGAAACTATCTTGTCCCTGTTCTTTAATAAAGCATGAATCTAACGAGTGTAGTATCCATGGAAACACCTTCCGCTGCTCGACAGACATTCTCTTACCAAAAACTGAAAAATAGGCTTTCAATACTTCTCGCATACTTGCCACTGAGTGTTGAGAATTAAAATCTTCGAAATCAAAGCAGTAGGGTACTCCATTACGCATTATCTCACGTACAGTATTTTTAACGTTATTTTCTTCAGCACCGGGCCCTATAGGAAATAGCTGTGACAGTACGCGCTCACAGTCACCAAATACAAACCCAGTGAGTATAAAATTTGTCGCATCTACACCATAGATGGCCCGCATTTTGGTCCATTCGCACTTAACAGAAGGCCAAGCTCTTATTTCTGGAGGCCGTGATAGTAAATCATCTAACTTTGGTTTAGG